AGAGTTTGAGGACGAAGAACCTATCAATCCTTTTGACCTCAAGGAAGGCGCTGACTTCAAACTAAAGATTAGTAAGAATGGTCCTTATTGGTCATATGAAAAGTCTGGATTCACCAATCCTAATATTCTAGAAGGATACGATGATTCCGAGCTCGAAGATGTATTCAACAAGCAATACGCACTTGCTGATTTCGTAGATGAAAGTCAATACAAGTCGAGTGAACAACTCCAAGAACGAATGAACATGGTTCTGGGTTTAACTTCCAGTCAACCAGAAGTGAAACAACAACCAGTTGAAACCCCCAAGGCTAATAAGTTCGAAGATGACGAACCAACTTTCAATCCTAATAAGTTCAAGACTACTCCGGTAGTAGAGGATGTTGAAGAGGATGAAGAAGACCCAATGTCTTACTTTAGTCGTCTAGCTGCTGAATAATAAAAAAGAGGGCTTTAAAGCCCTCTTTTTTATTGCAAAAATTTAGTAAGGTCCACATCAGATGTTTTCTCTTCAATTGACTCCATCTCAAATTTATTCAGTCGAATATAATCATTGATATATTTTCTGTCCAATAGATTGATTAATTTCTTTTCTTCATTTTTACGTCTTTCGACTTCAGCGTAACTCACTGAAATTGGTAACGATGATAACTGAACGTAATCACCATCTTCGTTTATCACTTTGTTATTTGGGTCCGGAAAATACCTAAAGATATAATCAGAACTAACTATAATCCCAGCTGGGAGAACTATATCCCCGACTGAATTTTTCGTTTCTACTGTTTCATAGTGACTTATCTGTTCTGCATTCGTCCATGACCCATATAGATTTAATATATGTTGGTCCAAATCATAAGAAGTTAATGGCCATTGACTATAGACATCCACAATGTCATTGATTTGAAGTACTATCCAATATAGTCCAGGGTCACCATATACATTTCTAGCTACGTCTTCTGGTTTCTCACCCTCTTGTATGGAGTAATTGTAATAGAAAGCAGCGTACTTGAATACACTATCCTTCAATCTATTTCTTCGAAAAATATTAGCTGTTGAAGTGAACTGACCTATTCCTGCATTATTAATAGATGTCAGGTAATTTAACTTTGGTAATTGTTGAAAATATATTGGATTGGCCATATTAGTATCCTAAATTACCTTCCTTGTGGTCATCACTATACACAATTTCAATTTCATCAAACTTCATATTCAATCCAATCATTACTGGACCTCCACTTTTGAATGATGCCCAGTAATCTAATCCTGGGTTTAATACCGTATCTATTTGTTGTAGGGCAGCAGGTTTGAGTAGAGGCACATTCTTATTTCGTGAAGAACCTTTCATGAATTCAACTTGAAATACTTTAGGTACAGACAACCAAGGATTCCCATCATTCTTCTTTGCACTGGATTCCATTTTGAGATACTGAATTATCTTCTGCATCATCTCTTCGTCTTTTTTACTTTTAGGGGCAAACATATATGAAAGGCCCCATCCTCTAAGCTGAGGAGCTTCATAGAATAATTCGGTCTGTGGATTTAAAATTTCACCTCGAACTGAACCTGTAATAGCCTGTTGTGAAAAATTAGATTGCACCCCCATTGCTTGTCCCAAGACTTGTAATGCACCTGCTCCAATACCAGCACCAAATTGTCTTGCATATGGTCCTATACTAGAACCAGCAAATTCACCTAATTTTCGTCCCTTTTCTAATAATACATTAGGTTTTTTAAGAGTGTCTAATATATTATCTTCCAATAAAAAAGAAGCTTCGTTCAAAAGAGATTTACCCAGAGGGGTATAATCTACACTATTCCACTTTTGACTATTTGTGAATGCTAATCCAGATGGCATATAGAGTTTAATACTATCTCCATCCGGAGTTGCCTTTCCTCCACGATATTTACATGGTGTTATTTTGAGATATTCTGTATCACCTTGTATATCCAAATCCGATGGAAATTGCATATTATCCTCCCATTACCTTCATAACTGGATATTTTACAGCCGAACCTAATTCAGAACCATTAATTTCATATAACTGTGACATCATCTCCGAGTAATCATAATTACGTGTCTTATTCCAGTGATGTGAATAACCACTGAATCCCCATGAAGCAACATAACTAACAGTAACTAATGGATGTCGGTCAAAAATAATATTCGGGGATTTTGCGACATAGATGAAAAAATAAGACTTTCCTACTTCCGGAACCAGTCCAACCGGTTCCAATATATCAAGTAGTTTCATCATGTAATAATCCGGATTTCCTGGCTTAAGTTTTTTAAGTAAGCGAGATATTCTATCCATTAGTAATCTCCACTATCTTTCACCAAAAAATAGAGGCCCCTGACCGGGAGTATCTAACTGTGGAGTAGGTAAGGGTGTACCTGCTCCAACAAATAAACCATTGGGATTTGTTCCTTGTGTAGCTACAAAATCTTTTAGTCCACTATCAGCTACTGGTGCAAATTGATTCAAAGTAGTTGTTATAAGTTGTTGAGTGTTTGTATCACCAGCCAGAGACTGAAATACTCTTGAACCTATATTATCTTTATTATATTCAATATAAAAAGTTTCATACTGAAACTGTACTGTAGTAGCAACATAACTATCAATTGCTTCAGAAGATAATGGAATAGTATTCACATCGATTGGATATACCCCGTGAATAATATATTTAACTTTATCTACTAAAGTATTTTCCAGACCATTTCTTCTGGTTGGATTTGGGTTCTTACCCAATTCCATTTTATAAATTTCAAGTTTTGTCGTGAACTCATCATAATAACCAACATGAATATTTGTAGCTCCCCGTGAGGACTGTTTAAAGCCGGGAGTGACATATTCTAACCATTGCATAAAGAATTGATGTACAAAATAATCACTTCTTTCAATGAATGTCATTGTCAATGTTTCATCATAAGTTACGCCGATAGGTTGTTCATAAAAAACACCTACTCTGTTTTGACCTTTGACCGAAGAAGTTACAATAGTAGAACCAGGCAAAACACAATCTTTGACTAGATACTTTGAGTAATCATTCAGTGTTAATAGTGATGAAGTGCCTGTAAATCCAGTTGATTTTGGGGGATAAAATTGAATTCGATATAGGGTAGGCCTAGAGATTCCTCCCTTCAACAAACTCTTAACTTTATCATAGGCGGAAGCCATAGATAATTTCCTCTTATTTCTGGGAGTATTTATGAAAGAAAGCAACAGTTACAAAGGTAGATATAGGGTCAAGAACCCAATCAAGTACAAGGGAGACCATACCAATGTAATCTACCGTAGTTCATGGGAATTAAAGTGCATGAACTACTTTGATTTGAACGAAAACATAGAAAGTTGGTCAAATGAGGAATTGATAATTCCATATGTATCTCCCATTGACGGAAAGGTACATCGATATTTCCCAGATTTTTTGGTTAAATTTAATAAAAACGGAGAAGTCAAAACATGGTTAATCGAAGTCAAACCTAAAAAATATACAATTCAACCAGAAATGAATCCAAAGAAAAGAACAACAGCTTGGGTACAGAAAGTAGTGGAGTGGTCAAAAAATCAAGCAAAATGGGAAGCAGCTAGAAAATATTGTGACCAACAAGGATGGGAGTTTGTGATATTCACCGAAGATAACATCTACGGGAAATAAATACAAAAGATACCAAGGAGACTTTTCCAATGAATTTCACCGAGTTGTTATTGAATTCATATCAATATGACATACAAGAGGTCGTAGATAATTCAGTACAAAAAATAAAAACACAAAGAAATCAACAACAACAAGCTTTACGAAAATTGGCACAAAAATCCAATGCAGTTAAAGAAAAAGAAAAACGAGAAGCCGCGAGACAGGAAGCAATAGACAGATACAAAAAAGCTCGAACAGAATACCAAATTGCACAAGATGAAGCACAAGCACTAAGACAAAAAAAAGTAACCCCATCCTTTAAAGAAAAGATGGGGATGGGATTAGAGAAAGCAGGAAAAAAATTACAAGACGTAGATGTAACAGACCCAGTTGCATTGGGACGTAACCTAGCCAAAGGAGTAGGAAATCTACCTACAAAAATTGTAGGTAAAAGTTTATCTAAACTCGGTGGAAAACTTTCGGGTAGTGAAATTTCCAGAAAAAAATACGAAGCAGAAAGAGAAAGACTATACAACAAAGAAGCAGATAAACGTCTTGAAATGGATACAGCGGAAGTTGAAGCAATGGGCCGTCACAGAACACCCAATCCACAACGTGAAGTCCAAAAACAGAAACAAAAACAAAAAGAAAAACAAGAACTCAATAAAACTGCTAAACAAATGGGAGCCAAAAAATATAATGCGGCTCAAAAGATAGAACAAGAACTTCGGGACCAGGGGCAAAAAGAAAAACAACAACCACCTCAACCTACTACTCAACAAAAAACAACAACTGCATCCCAACCTCAAACACAAACAACTACTCAAAATACACCACAAAAAGAAAGAAGTTTTGGCAGTAAATTGTTCGCAAATCAATCTTCTGCATCACGTGTCGCATCTCAAATGAGAAGAGGATATACTGGAGATTCACAAAAAGATATTAGATTTACAAAACCAACTCAAACTAATTTTCCAGCCACTCAACAAACACAACAATCAACACCCACTCCCAGTATAGCACAAAGAAAACAGACTGTTACAAATAAACCAACACCACAATCCCAACAAAATAATCCTGAACTTACAAAACCAACCAGTCAAATTGTAAAAGATATAAATCCAGAACCTACCGCTGGACAACCACCTCAAGGTTCTAAACCAGAGGCATTTGCAAGACCCACAAAACCCCAACAAACACAACAATCCCAACAAGAACCAAATAATAAAACATTACAACAAAGAAAAAGATTCAGTGCACCATATTCCAAGAAAATAGTTCCCGGTTCATCTAGTTTAGGTTCACTATCAAAAGTAGTTAAACAAGTAGACCCATCTGGATACGGGGACGATTAAATAAAAAAGGGGACTTAAGTCCCCTTTTTTATTATCCAATATTATTACTACCAGTTGGAAAACCAGAGAATGGTTGTTTAATAAGATTACCTCTATAGATAGAATCTTTCAATGGATTATCAACCAAACCGGACTTTATTCCACCAGAATTATTAGCACTGGTATCGTTCTGTTCTTTATCCGCTCTCATAATACTTAACTTGGTATATGCTTCTTTGGTAATTGAACAGTGATGTCCAACAGCAACAACTATATACTTCCCAGAAAATTTTGTATCTTCAGATTCAAATTTTGTATCGTCACTTTTGATCTTTGGAATCAGAATTTCAATCTTATCCCCAGCATTTATCTGAAAATTAACAGGTATAGTAATCTCACCCAATTTATCATTAAAAGTGCCATTAGCTACAGTTGTTTGTTGTAGTGTCTTATTTGAAAAATCATATTTATTATCTGGTGCTTTGGCACATTCATCGTTTAGTCTTTCGTTGGAAAATGGTCTATAAAAATATCTTGTAGGAGCTTCAAGAAATTTTTTGTGACGTTCACTCAATTCTTTATCATCGACATAGGCAAGTTCTTTGTACTCCCCTTTGTCTAAATCAAAAATAATTTGAGTACTTTTATATGAACCCATTTTCATTTTTTCAAATTGGTCACCCAATCTTTTAAAGTCATAACTGAGAATGGCTCTAGTTTGTTCTTCAAATGAAGCTCCCGATTTACCCAGTCTATAAGTAAATTTACCTTGGTCCTTACCAATAGATCCAGATAAAACATCCTCTACAGCACCACCTCGATATCCGATGAATGTCTTCCAGAACAAATAACCATTTGTTCCTTTTCCTTCAGAACTTCCAGACTTGTTTACAAGACCATGTTTAAGAACATATGAGATTACATCAAATGGTTTCCATCGTGATGCCAAAAAGTTCATGGGTTGACCATTCATTTTGATATTGTCAACTTTTGGATTCTTAAGTTTTTTAATACATTCATCAACAATATCTTTAGGAGACTTATTTGTAAATCTCCTTGTCATAAATCCCTGTTCATTGTCACGAACAACGACATCCATCACTTCAAGTGAATAAACCATCTTTTGTTGGTCATGTGTTTTGTTTCTAACACCATTTAAATGTCCCTTGAATCTGATAGTTTGTTTATTCGCTCCTTCAATTTCAATCTCAACATCTTCAGTTCCTTGAATATCATATTCTTCAAGGAAATTCATACCCTGAGTATCACCCAGGGCAATAACTCCACTAATAGCTGGAGTGTAGATATTTTCAAATAATGAAACACCAAGAGTTAAACCACGTATATTTACGTCGTCTACCTTTATATTTTTAATCTCGTACTGTGTAGGAAGGGTATATTCTGTCATATTTTATAAAGAAGATAGTTGAAGTAATCCATATAACTCATTCAACATAAATCCATCTGTACCATCACCAGTAATATATTCAAAAGAAAATTTGGGAATTGATACTACTGGACTAAGTACCGGTGGAGTTGATGTCTGTGGTTGATTTAGTATTACTACTTGTGGTTCATTGTTATTTATTGACGTATATGAACCATTAACCATTTGTTTAACAATACGTGATTGAATTGAATTATCCATGAAACCACCATATTGTCTAGATGCAATTCGGATTCCAGCCATATTTTTCTTATTTGGGTCGAAACCAAATTGTCTGAGTATATTAGATACAGCACCAATATAAGCACTATGGTCATTTTCAGAAGCAGGAGCATATGTATTCAATATAGCCTTCAAACCGGGAATTGGTGCACCTCCGGCGGATGCATAACCTGGGCCGCCAGCTGGTGTTGTAGTTGCCCATCTTCTGATACGTGCCTTAACAGCTGCATCATAAGATGAATATTTTGCCCATCTCCTATCACCAATGAATACACTACCTGCATCACCAGCGCCAGTTTGACCAAAAGGATTATTCAATTCCCTTGCCTTTTTACTGGACAACCATCCACTTTCAAACATAGCTTGAGCAGCAGTTAATTCTGGAACAGGGTCGCCGGCTCTTTTGGCCGCATCATATATCTTTTTAAAAGCTTCCTCGTTTGAACGTGGTGGGGATTCGATACTAAAAGGAACATTTGAAGAATCACTACCGGGCGGGGGAATAGCTGCAGCTTGAGCTGTTTGTCCAAACATTAAACCTAAATCAATTCCGGATGTTTGTTTGAATCCTTCGGCAAATCCTTTCATGAAAGAATCCAAACCCGGAATTAAACTACTTATACCAGATGATATAGATTGTCCTATTGACGACTGTTGTGGTTGAGTTGCTGGGGAACTATCAGAACTTGTTTCTGAAACTGATGCCGTTCCGTATTTACCTTCTACCGCTTTTATAAATTTATCCGCCAATGAACTTACAGCAACAGACCTTTTCATTGGTTCGAGTTCCAACATTGATACTCCATACTTACCAGCACCATAATCACCAGTGATTGTTCCAAATGCAGATATCAATCCTTTTTCGGATTCACTAACTGGTCGATTTAAATTACTAGTAATTAACCCAGACCGACCGGTAGGAGTATCAAAATGTAATTCGATGGGGATGTTTCCAATACTTGCTTGTTTTTTGCCTAGATTCCAATTAGAATTGGCTGGCTCTGGGTCAGATTTTGCTCTCCACTTAACTTGTGATGGTATATATTTAATTTTCCCACCAGATTTATCTCTAATTGCAGAAGCAACTTTCTTAGTATAATGTTGTTCTGCTGTTTCTCCATTAATAGAACCAATTAAACCATTGGTTCCATTTACATCTAAAATATCACCATGACCAGAGAACAGTACAATGCCACCAGACTGAAGTCTGACTCCATATCTAGAGGCAATTTTTTCAAATTGTTTCATTTCATTAACAGAACTGGCACCGCCTCTGGTAATCACACTCATAGGAACATTACCCATAGATAATGTCATTCCCTGAGATGACATCTTCTGTAGGTCATTTAAATTTCCAATCGAACCACCAGATTGAAATCCAAATATATTTTTTAATTTACCAATAACACCTGCATCTATACTACCGGTTTCTCCCTGTTTTTGTTTCTTTACTTCTGGTTTTGCTGGACCTCTGGAGAATAACATTCTCTCTTCTCTTCTTCTTGGCTCCAGTACTGTATCAGAACCAGACCAGTGTCGCAAGGCCCCCCTAAAATCACCAGAAACAATAGCTCTGGTTAGACTTGGCCATGCACCGTCGCCAGAAGTAGCAAACCATCCCGGCCCAGTATTGTATGTAAGAACCATAATTGCCGCTTGTTGAGAAGGAGACATCCCATTCCATGTAGGAATTACCCGAGACATGTATTTTTTCATGTTCTGGTAATTCCAGTTTAGAAGATTATCAGCCTGTTGTTTTGTAATTACTTCTCCGTCTCTGGTTTGTCTTCCATTTGGTTGAGTTACTGTACCCCATCCAATTGTCGGGATTCCTTTAGAATCTCTATAAGAATAAATTTTTGTATTGCCATTTATCCTAGACCAAGGAATTCCAGATATAACTGAACGACTTCCGGATTTAACATAATCATTTTGGCCAGGAGTGAGTGAAGATAGAGCTTCATGATGTTTAATTGTATTCAGTGCAATCCCATCGGTCGAACCGCCCGTCTGAAATCTTCGAACTCTGCCCCCAGATTGAAAACGAGCTCCAGTAGGATTAAGTTCTTTTATTTGTTTTAAATAATCATCATAATATTCTGGTCTTATAAATTTTGGGTCTTTTATATTTCTGGTGGGATTAATTTTTGGCCTTTTATCAAATTGAGATAACCAGTATTCAACTGCATTACTAGCTAGTTTTTTACCAGTGACAACTTCGGTAGCCATGTCAACCAAATCAACTACCAATAAACCCATGTCCGCCAAAAATGTTCCTGCAGCAGCAATACCAGCTGCTCCTGTTCCTACACCAGTAACACCCGAAACACCAACAAAAACATCAACACCAGCAATGGTTCTCTCTAATGCAGCTAATCGTGTGAATCCTTGTTCTGCCCGTTGATTTGCACTTACATACCCAAGGGTAGCACCAATAAATGGCAAAGACTTAATAATTCCTTTACCAACAACTCCTAGTGTATTAGCTGAAACTCTGGATGCCTTAATAAGTTTATCTTTCCAACTATTTGCATACTTAGATGCTTCAGATGGAGTGAATCCGTTTCTAACTGCTTTTTCACGAATTTCTTGTAGTAAATTATTTACTCTACCAGATTCCTGAACAGTCCTAAATCCTTTACCGGGAATTTCTACTTCAACTCTGGGTCTTTGTACTCCCGCAGTCAATCCACGTGGTGTTGGTGAAATAATGGTTCGGCCTGCACTAGCACTAGTGCCAAAGATACGAGATATAATATTTTCACCAGCAGTTGTTCCTCTAATCGAAGAAGTTGGTGTTCTAGTTGCGGATTCTGCAGCTGTTCTGGCAACAGAAGATGGTGTTCTTGTTGGTCTTTCTGGTACTGATGGTTTCGGTGTTTTTCTTGGTTTTATAAACTTTTTAAGTGGAACACCTGTTAATTTCTTAAGTTGAATTTTAGAAAATAATTCTGGATTTGAAGCAGCCAATGCAGCTGTTAATGCACCACCAGCTAAAAGTTGAGTCAATGCCTTGATTAACCCATCATCAGTTTCGTCTTCAACTTTTTGTTCAGTGAATTCGACGGTATCTTCTAATCTAACTTTCTTTTTTCTTTTATCTTCCGCTTCTCTTTTCTTCTCATCTCTGAGACGTTTATTATCTAAAAATTTATCAAATTTAATTCTTTTTTTATTTCTACCAATTAATTCATTAGTATATTTTTCTGTATGTTTAAGCGAATCTATGAATTCTTTTACTTCCGATTCATTGAAAGCAGATAAATTTTCACCAGACAATGGGTCTAATGAATCTATCAATTTCTGAAAATCTGACATCTATCTGCTCCTACGCGTATGGTGTGTAAGTAGTTCCCATTGGTCTGAATGCCAATGTGTTCATGACTCTCATTGGTGGAAATGACGGTAAATTTGGAAGCAAATTATCGTTCGGTTGTGGAACAGTTGAAGCTACCACTTGTGGATTTTGTCTAGGTGCATTCACTATAACTGGAACTGTCTGATTACCACCAATGTAGTTTCCTTTTCCAATTTGTCGCATTAATTGACTAGATGGCCCCCTGTCTCCAAATCTAGATGCCAATCCAAAATTAATTCCATCTAAATTATCTTTTCCAATTAATTTTACTGCATTGCGATTTAAAACATACTCGCCGTTTTCCAAAACTGCTGGTATTCTATCTCCAATTGGGCCAGATGCAGTACCAACAGAACCAGAAGAATATAAAGAGGAAACAGTATTGGGAGCAGATGGATTGGGCGGAGTGGTAGAAGGTGACCCTTTACCAAACGATTCTTGAAATCCTTGTACAAATCCTTGTAAAAATTGACCAGCAGCAGGAAGAACTCCAGAAATACCAGATGTAAATGAACTCATCATAGATTCACCTGAACCACCGGGAGAATCTTGTGCATCTGAATTTCCCGATACTTCACCGGGAGTAGCATTACCATCTCCCGATAAGTGAGCCATCAGCCAATTTCGACCGGATGGGTCCACCGCTTCTGCAAAATAACCATATCCACCCGGATTTGAGGTTTTATCAAATCCCTTGAAAATAGCCCCGCCTGCCAAAGTAATAGGAAGATTTGGGGGAGTACCATAATCTATACCATAGTGTGGTCTACCCCCACGCATACCATATCCAGAAGTAACAGGATATGAACTAATTGGTCGATTGTTGACTAGGATATATTTACCAGGCAAATTAGAATCATATGGTCTACCATCCTTTCTACCTGTGCCTAACTCAAGGTGTACGTGTGGGCCTGTAGAACTGCCAGAACCTCGTTGACCGGGAACACCGCCAGTATATCCAATAATGTTTCCGCCGCCGGGCCTGGATTGTTGTCGTTGTTGATTATTGTTTCTAGAAGCCGATTGAGTTCGATTCAATGATGGAATATTACTTTCCATCGCACGATTATTACCAACCTGTCCACCGGCCTGAAACCTTGGAGCAGTTCCAAAGTTTAGTGCATCTAGATTATTCTTACCAATATGTTCTACCGCTTTTCTATTCAGAACGTATTCACCGTGTTCCAACAAAGCAGGAACTGTATCTCCTGTTTTTATTTTACCGAAAACATTACCTCCTCCGGGGGTCATGATAATATCACCACCGGAACGTTTACGTTCGGTCGATGGCACAGTTTCAAATAACTCTTTAATTTCATCTGGAATATTTAATTGTGACTTGGTTGATTCACTCAACTTAATCTTGGAATCTTTTATTTTATTTTTTATATCTCCAAGATTTTTAACTGTTTCTTGAAGTTCTCTATTTAACTCTTCTTTTCTAGTTGTATCCGTAGTCTCTGGTAATTCTTTTTCAATTTCTTTTTTTCTACGATTTAGGTCAGTATATTTTTGTATTGTCGATCTAGTATCCAATACACCTAAATTAAGTCCAGAAGTTGACCCTTCCAAAAGAGTCACAATAGAATTAATATCACCATAATCGGGACTAGTCTTTTCAATTACCTGTTCTGTTCCATCGGAAAAAGTAATAACAATTTTATCACCATCTCTACGATATGAAACTTTTCCGGAATCCGATTCTCTATTGAACTTTTTCTTAAGAAAATCATGTAATGCTTGTTCAAAATCTTCTCTATTGGTAGATGGGTCTTTTTGACCAATTACAGTTCCACCACCAAACCATTCTGATATATCATTTACACCTTCATTGAAGGAATTAATCAAATCTTCAATTTTTTGTCTAGTATCATTCCACCATTGTTCAATGGTTTTCCAATTAGCAACAATTGCACCAACAATTGTAACCAATAGTCCCTTGATTAAAAGTTCTTTTAAGGTATCGAGAAAACTCTTTACTTTTTTCTCAGCTTTCTTTTTCATTCCTTTTAGGACATTTCGAAGACCAAGGCTAAATCTTTTTTCATTTTGTTTTCTCTTTCTTTCCCTATCTTTCTCTCTTTTTTCTTTCTTCTTAAGAAACTCAATCTCTTCTTCTTCTAACTCCAAAATAATCGAGATATTTTTCTCGATTTTTTCCATCTTATCTACAATAACTTTAAATGATTTCTGTAGGGGAGACTTGCCTAATTGCATATCTACTATCCGTAGTATTTTCCAATTTATTTATGAATAAAGGAGAGGAAATATATTTCCTCTCCTTTTTATCTTGGTCTATTCTTACGTTGAAGTTCTTGAACTTCTATCAAATTTGACAAATATGTCAATAGTATATCTCTTTCCCAAGGAATTAAAGTATCAATATAATTCATATCCCAACCATGAGTATGAATTAAACTGAACATGCTCTCGTAATACGTATCAATCGACACATATTTGAGAGCTATTGGAAAAAATCTGCCAATCCTTCCAATGGAATCTCGATTGTTTTTCCAGTCACTGGATTCTTGGTTTTAACTACATGTTTGAGTCTAGGCATAGTATTGATGAATTTTTCAAGTTCACCATACTGTGAAGAAGTAAGAGACTCAATCCATTCAACAATTTCTTCTTGTGTTTGGTCCGCGGCCTGATATACTTCTTCACCATCTACAATTTGAGAAATACATCTAGCCAATACCTTTGAACTAGCATCAAGACTTGAAAGGTCAATTCCTTCACTGAAAAATTCAATGTTTGGGTATTTCATTACAACCATAAAGTTATCACTAAATTTAACTTTATTAGTATGTTCTTTAGGAACATCCACTCCAATTTTGTCGATGTCAATTTCAATATCAATTTCTGTCTGACCATCATCAGGAGCTACAGTTTTAAGAAAAATCTTCTCACCAACTGACTTAGCTCTAAGACGTAGAAAAAGATATTCGATGTCAAATGTCGCGAGTGAACGTACATCAATAGAAGTCTCCAGACAATTATTGATTACCGTTTCTACCGCATTCGCTACTTCACCAGAATCTTGAGATTCTGCGGCTAACATTAGAATTTTTTCTTCTTTAACAGTAAACGGTCTATATCTAATTTTCTGTTTGGTTGAAGGAATGACTGCATTATATAATGGTGTACTTGGACGAGGTAAAGCCATTTTTTAATTTACTCAACTCACTTATCAAATTTATTTATCAACCGACAAAAACTGTTTCCGAACCTTGAATGACAATAGTACAGTCTTCCCCTCCAACATCACTACCCAAATGACCAGCAGGAATTCCATTTATAAAAACTGTTTCCGACCCCTCCACTATTGGAGATTGATGTGGAACACAAGTATTTCCGGCTGGTTTTAAGTGGACTATATTCTTATCACCAAATCGAGACCAACCTCGACCATCAACAAAAACACTATCACTAGATTCGCCCCGAGATGGTTGACTACAGTGAAATTGGTCTAAATCAGCCAATCGTGTTGCTGGTTTACTCATATTTTACTCCATCGAAATATTCCAAGTTCAATGAACCATCGGAATTGTTTGGATATATTTTTCTTCCAAAATAAGTCTGACCAACATAAGTATTCAGTGATTCAGAACTCAATGATAGATTGTTTACGGATTGTGTAATTACAACATTTTCGGTTTCTGTTGGTTGTCCGGTGCCAGGATTACCACTCAGAGAAACATTAATACTAACTGTCTTTGGACCAGATTCAAGGAAAAACTTAGTAATAGCATCTAATTGACCAAAGTTGGAAATATTCTGTAGAGTTACAGAATTCCCCCAAACTCCGTTTTCATATTCGGTTCGAATACCATTATGAAATATTCCTCTGATGTCATTATTAGGATATGTTAAATTACTATAATTTCCACCCAATGTTAACAGAGAAGAACTAGTACCCAAAGTCACCGATGTATCGCCATTTGATAAAGAACGACTGGTAATAGAGGCTGTATATGTTGGGTCTGTTACTTTTGTATATGTTTGAGTAAGAGAATTGTAAACATACCAAACAGGAACCGCTGTATAACCACTAAGAGGAGTGTATATGGAAGTAGGATTAAATGAATAACTGGTACCCAATAATCCATGAGTAACACTACCACCAGTAATTTCTAACCCCAAAAAATAATTAATAGTTGGTTGAGTCATATAAAAAATCCTAATTCAAGAAAATCTTCTTAGCGTTTACCCGTTGAATACCACCAACATTAATGGTTTCATCTTTGGATACTTGTCTGGTTCTATTACCTGCCACTTCCTGTTTAAAGTCTTTTTGTAAAACTTTCTCAGTCATATTGCCAGTAGTAACTTCATGTATATAATCTCCACCCTCCTGGGTGTGTTTAATAGTTACTTTATTAGCAACCTCTTCGTATAAATCACCATTACCAATTTGACCTTTTCCCCCCTGAGTTGGGTTCTTAACAATAGTAGTAAAAGTTGCCTTAGCTTGTTGACTCGGAGTATCGGTGTAATCTCCAATAATATCAACTCGTTCCATCCCAGAAACGATATTAATATATCCCTTGGAATATAAAGAAATTGAACCGTTGGGGTCATCATTTCGAATAGTAAAATTACCAGAAACATTCATTGTATTTCTAGCACCACCGGGGCCACCACCATCTTCTTTGGTGGCATTTTCTGTTACTTGGGAGACATATCTCTGACGAACTTCTTTTGTATCAATATGTAGTGTCTTTCTTGGTTCAAGAGTAATTGCTTCTGTTGATTTAGCAATTAAATTATTTGATTGTACAAATAAATCCGTCCCCGAATATATTCTACCGGTTTTAGCTATTTCCAAATCAAACTCATCACACTTAATTCTGAGCCGCCCCTTAATCTCAATTGTTTGGTCAACCTCTGTTCTAGAAGTTGAACTATCAGAACGTTTTTCATTTGAACTTAGTGTACCTGCAGCACTCTGATGAACATGAAAATCTTTCATTGAATGAAGAAATACACTTCCGTCTGACTTAAACTCAATGTGAGAACCACTGGAATGTTGAATCACAAGTGTCTCATTTTTTGGGGTCGAATATACTGAAAACTGAGACCCATCGGGAAAAACCCACGGAAATGAATATTGATATTCAACTTTATCTTTTTTAATCTTAGAACCAGCCATTACTGTAATTCTCCCACTTTATTGCCATCTTTGTCAAAAATTCCATTTTCTAACGTTGGAGAAAGCCTGAATATTACATCTCGTTCCAGAGTTAGAATACGTTCATCGTCTCTTGGTACTAGTTCCATTATAGGATAAACTACTGCACCACTTCCTATCAAACCATTACACTTCGAACCATTATCTGTAATGATAATTTCAGGAATTCTCTTGAAATTATCTCCCTTTTCAATAACTTCAATATTAACTACTCTTCCTTCGACTACCTCAATTCTGGCTTTTCCATTTACAGCACCAGTATCTCTATCGATGATATCAATAACTGGCTCACAGTAATTGAATCCTGTATTTTGAATGAAGAATCCGTTTAATCTTACATTGAAATTTGGGTCATCACTAAAGATACCTTCATTCTCTATAGGTGAAGCTGGAATAACAGTAACAGGAGAAGATGGGTCATCGGGGTCAAATGAAGAACAAGAGGTAACTACTAGAACAATTTCACCAGTAGTTCTATCCACAACTGGAATTGGTGTTCCCCGATAATTTCTTATATAAATGATTGGGAAATTTACTTTATTTTGTATTTCATCATAGTAAAAATATCCTCTGCCTGGATTTAAAATAACTAAAGTATTTGGAACACCCAATTCAAAATTCCGAGCACACGGTCCTTGAATGTCAGCTGGAAGTGGAACCGGTAGAATTTCAGCCCCGGAACCGTTTTCTTCATCTGGAGTTTCGGAGTCTCTACACGGTACCGTATTTACTTCTCCAGTGGATGCATTACGTGTTCCACCAAAATTAGAAGAAAATCCAGTTCCGCCGCCAAACGAACCAAAGTTAAATCCTATCGAAGGGAGAGAACCTAGTTCAGTATTATATACTCTCTCCTTATTACATCTATCCTCTTTATTCTTTTTATCTTGTGATTGTTTACCCGCTTTGTTATGAGGTTCCTTTGTTGTATATTTTTCTTCTTCAGTAAATTTAATAAAACCTAATAAACTACTAGCAAGAGATATAATAGAAGAAATGTCAAAATTGGAAGCACTAGTTTTAGCTTCTTTTATTGCCTTATCTACAATCGATTCAACGTTATTGGTAATTTGTTCAGCAATACAGTCTGCCCCTGGGTTGACAATTCCTTTAGGACCAGCATTCTTATCAATATCTCTTAATAACTGTTGTAATAGAGAACATAAAATGTCAATTAAAGTGGTAGCAAGAAGTGCGTGAAATACATCATCTTTTGCTTGTTGTGAATCATCAGTTTCTTCTACTAACTTACCATCTCTATCATTTGCTTCTTTATTGCCTTTTTTTCTATCTTCTCGGTTTTTCTCTTCTTCCTCTGCCTTTTTTGACATTATTGCCTGAATAAAGTAAGAAGCAAGGGTACAAGCAAGATTATTAATAATTCCATTCAAATTAATGAAATTACCGGTGATGTTATTCCATACCACATCACCATATAAAAATCTATCTGTAGCAGATGGAAGCTGTTCTTCCATCTCTTTTTTTACGTCTTCTTTTGCATTTTTAGTGGAACCACAAGCACCATCGGCCTTTGTTACTTTTTTAACTTGACCAGAGGGATTTCCTGCCTTTGTGTACTTATCTTGTCTATTAACATCAGCAACAGAAATCAGTACTTTTTCCCCACCACATTTAGTAGCATCAGCTTCACTTAAAACTGTATCGCCAGCTGGGTCACTTGGGTCACCAAACAATATACCGCCTGGTTCTTTGGTTGTGTTTCTACCTGAATTTGGAAATTGAGACGAACCTGCAATTAATTTAGTAAATGTAGGGTCGGCATCAGATAGTGTTCCGTCCTGGCCAACGGGAGATTTTCGATTGTTTGAATCAACAGATTTCGCAGTAAAGTTAAAACTACCAATAACAAAAGGCATCTGAAATTCTTGGCCATCCATATGGAATCCAATGACCCAGGAACCAGGCAACAATCCGTGCTTACCCCCAACTCTAGCCTGTTGAGCATGAGTTGTTGGCATTACTACATGTGCCCAAGGCAAATCCTTTGTCTTAAGTGAATCTTCACCCGTTTTATCTTTCGGATGAATACCAACTACTCTAACCTTTACTCTACCAGACATCTTAGGGTCGTTGACATCTTCAACTTGACCAAGAAAGATTGAAACTGGGTCTTTTCCAAAAAAATCCGTTCGATTAAAACTACTAAGAAAGTCCATACCGACTTATACTACTCCATTTCGTTTTTATTTATTAATAAAAAAGAGGAGTTTTCCTCCTCTTTATACTAAGACATAACTGAAAATCCCTTGATTTTCTCAAATGTCAATACGTTATCAAATTTCTCTGCCAAACTATCAGACAGTTTATGTGATACAACAAATACATTTAAGTCACTTACCAGATATTTTAGAACTCTCATGAGTTCTTCTGTTCCCGAAGAATCCAAACTACTATCAAATACCTCATCAAAGAAAAGAATATTAGTATTTACCGATTGTTTAAGTTTAGCAATTTCTCTCATCATTAGTAGAATTGATAGATTAATTCTTTGTTTTTCACCTTCTGAAAAAGATAGATACGAAAAGTCTCTATGAATCGGAGACTCTACGGTTTCATTGAACTCCTCATCCAAAGTGAAATTAATCGGGAAATCAAATTCTCTTAGATAGTTACTGATAAGTTTATTCATCAATGGAAGATACTGTTTAATGATAATTGTTTTAACCCCATTATCTTTTAGAAGATTATATACAATTTCATGTTGTTCCAATGAATCATATACTTCTTGATACTTGTTAGATTGAATATCTAAATCTTCTAATAAGATACTTAGTTTCCCTTCTTCCCGAGATAAATTATTTTCTGAATTAGTTAACTTCTGTACATCAAGTTTAAATCTTTTTATTTGTTTTTCGGTTGATTCTCTCTTGGTCTTAATAGAAGTCAAGGAATTCATCAAGTTATGAATTGTACTTGTGTTTTTTTCTATATTAGAAATAATTTCGATTAACTTATCGGTTTCGACTTTTAACTGACTTAATCCATCATTCAAAGAAGAAATCTCGTCTTTATTTTTTGTGATTTTGTCTTTTTTGAATAACGGGTCTATTGTCTGATGACAGGATTGACATACATCGTTTGATTCGTAGAATTCATTTTCTTTTACGATTCGTTCAATTTTGTTTTCAATTTTTCCGCCATACGACTGTAGTTTTCTTAGTTTCTGTGATGGATTTGTATTGGTTAATTTTTCATTTGATTCATGAATCAAATTAATTTCCGATGAAAGAACTTCTTCCTGTATTTGATAGTTCGCCAGAACACTATTCAATTCTTCAATTTCACTATTAATTTCTCCAATCTTTTCAACAGATTGAGATTTCAGGTCATTAATGTAACTCTCTTGAATACGAATTCTTTCACGTGTTAATTTTTCGTCTCGTTGAAGGTCTTTTACTTGTTCTTTCAACCCACGAATACGGTCCTTAACCAAGGCAAACATGATAGAAAAGGATTGAATATCCAACAGATTTTCAATTACTTCTCTTCTGGCAACTGGCGGAAGTTGCATGAACGGAACGAATGTTGCACTGCCAAGAATTACAATTTGTGTAAACGACCTATAAGACATCTTGAGAATATTTTGTTCCAGATGTTTTTGGGTATCTTTTACAGCTGCATCTTGTTGAAGTTTTTCTCCATTGATAATTACTTCAAATACGTTTGGTTTGATTCCACGTTGAACCACATATTTATTTTGACCAATCGTAAAATATACTTCGGTAAATAAATCTTTTTTATTGATACTGTTTACTAGTTGAGGTTTGTTTATGCGTCTAAAAGGTTTACCAAACAAACAAAATGTAATTGCATCCAATACAGAACTTTTACCACTGCCATTCTTGCCTCTTATACAAGTCATTTTATCAGTGTTTAAATGAATAACAGTATCTCGATTACCAGAAGACAGAAAGTTACGATATAGAATTTTCTCAAAAATTATCATATTATAAATCCAAAGAAATTAAAGTTTCATATCTGGGAAATACCAATTCATCCTTAGTAATTATTACATATTGAAAATTAGAAAGTTCACAATATGTAATAATTTCTTCCTTTGGTATTTCAATCACCGATGTCGGGAAATCTATGGCTTCTAATTGTATTCGATATCTTTCCACATCATCTATATTTTCAAAAATAACAACTTCGTTGTTTCCATCATAATCTTTAGAAGCATAAACACCATCTGTAATTTCTTCACCCGGACTCAAAATATATACGATGTCTTCCATCATGATAATTCCTGAGCTTCTGTATATAAACTTTTAACAATATTAAATATTGAATTTTTATCTCTATCCGTTTCCAGATTCTGAATAAATTCGGACAGAATAGTAAGAGTATCTTGTACTTCGATGGAATCTGTATTATTTACAGTTAGGTCAAAGTTTTCAATTACCTTTACATCAAGTACACCACAGTCATATACCTTGGAAAGGTAATCATTAAATTTTTTCTGTGACTTACGATTCTCGATAATAATTTTCACATATTTATCGGAATACAGAGAACTATCAAATTTAACTAAATTATCTTCATCGTAATACACTTTTGTGAATAGATTATATGGATTGGGTACAAATTCAATCTCATATGTCTCTGTGTCAAATACGTGAAATCCTCTAGTGTCTCCGTAGTCATTCCAATACATTTGATACACGTTACCAAGATAAGTGATATTACCCTGTGAAGATTTACAGTGAAAGTGACCTGAGAAAACTTTCTTAAATTTCGAAAACATTGATTTATCTGTACCGTGGTCACAAACAAATCCAGGGTGAGCCTCAAATCCTTTAATTTCTAAGTGACCAAATACAACTTCAGATGAAGTTTGTTGAATTAACTTTTCTGTTTCTTCTTGTGTATACTCACAAATCCACGGAATAAAAAGAAAAGATTGATTATCAATCATTACTTCTTGTGGAGTTTCGTATGTATGAATGTGCTGGTAGTCTTTCAGAAGAAGACCAACAGAGTTAATTTCAGTAGAATTACGTAAAAAGATATCATGATTCCCAACTATGAAATGTGATTCAATTTGACGATTCTCAAGTTGGTCAAATAGATGTTCACGTCCCCATTGAAGTGACCAATAATCAATTCCTTTACGGACATCAAATGTATCACCAAGACAGATGAGATTCTTGATATTGTTTTCATCCATATATGGGAATAGAACATTATCATAAAACTTAGCAAAGAAGTTATGATAACTTCGATTACCTTTACGACATCCAACGTGAAGGTCTGTAATTAAAACAACTTTAGACATAGTTAGAATCAGATTATAGTCCCTATTATTTTAACAAAAAAAGGAGGTCAAGTCAACCTCCTCTTTTAATTTATCTACGTCCGAACTTTTCTACAAAGAGGACATCTTGATACCAGTCATTTTCCTCATTCACATTTTCACTGGAACTTTCTCCAATATTCATTACCCAATACTGTTCGATATCACTATATAGGTCTTCATCATTTGGTTCGATGACCCCACCTTCCTGATAATATGGTAGAAAAACATCTTGCAATACACCTTCTTGAATATCGACATCCATTAATTGTTCTTCTGTAAATGGAGAATCAACATCTTCCAGTTCACCGTCAACGTATGATTGGTAAATTTTCACCCATTGATTTCTTAGTTCATTAAAATTCATATTTTTACCTTACTTCAAGAAAGAAACTATATTTTGATTATTATTTAAGGCGTCCATCACTTCTTGCATCTTACTAGTAATTGACTTTTCCATAGAATCATCAAACTTATCTTTACCAATATATGACCTAACAGCAGGTTTATTGTAATGGTCTAACAGATATTGAGTCTCGCCATAAACAAAATTAGCAGCATCAGATGGTCCATATTTGGGGTCTGATGAAATATCAGATGCAATCTTCAGAACAGTATTGTAATGAGATTGAATATCACCCGTTTTGATGAAATCATTCCAAGAGTTGATGTAAGTACCCATATCCTTTGCACCTTTACGTTGTGTTTCTGGGTCTGGGTCAAACATTGTACTATGAATATAATTACTCAGAGCCTTGGATGGTGGATAATCTCCACCGGCTCTATGTGGTCTCTGTAACGTAACGGCGCCGTCGAATTGTGGGAATCCTTCTGGGAAATTTCCGTTCTGTTTGATTTTATTATTAACCAAATCAAACATTGCAGCTCGTACATAGTACTTTCTAGCATCACCGGGAACAATACCATATTGTTGTGCAATTGCTCTGGGAACACTATCTAAATTATCTTTACCAGTTGTATCTGGCTGGATGAATTGTGATTGAAAGTTTCTGAAAGTTTCCGGTTCAAAATCCATTGACTTCTTGGAAACTTTTCCACCTACCAGTTTTGGTTTATATCCAAGAATTTCTTTATATGAATCTTTACCGCCTCCCGATTTAACAGCTGTTTCAATCTGACGATTGAAAGCATCTTCACCTTGGTCAGTTACTTTCTTTCTGCCCTGAATCCAATCATATAATCTAGTAGCACTCCGACTTAGATTGGCATTTTTGGAAGCCAATACCATACGTTGTGGGTCATCAGTATATACACCATCATCCGCTGTCTGTTGAGGAACTGTGTGTTCCCAGTCCATTGATAACGGAGAAATTATATCAGAACCCGAGTAAGCATCTCTTCCACCTTGTTTAATCCAAGCATGAAGGAACGCTGCTCCTCGTGGGTCATTCTTCTTAGCATCAGCTACATCACCAATAACTGTACCATCTTCTCTGGGATGATATGTATTACGTTGTGAAGCACCACTACCAGAAAGTGATGACCGAAGATGACTAGGCAAGTGAGAGAAGACATAGTTAGTCATCTCTGGAGTCCAGTCAATGTAATTTGAGTCTAAAATAGAATCACGTATGGCATCTACAGTTTCTACTGAAAGGTAATTACCATCTGACTTACTTCTGGTATCATCCATTGCCTTGGATGGCTTGCCAGTTCTTTTGTTAACTTTTGGTTTAATTAAACTGGAATCTGAATCTCTTTGAATTAATTCAAGTAGTTTTGGATTCTTTTCAAAGTAATCGGAGATTGACTTAACAATATTATAATTGGGATTACTGGTACCGTAATTCTGGTCCAAATCCCAAGATGACTTAATAGCCGCAACTTTAGACTTTCTATCACCGGGTTGGCCGGGAATAATGAATCGATTAAGTAGTTCAAATACGGCTTCAATTTGTTTTGTCTTTACTGGACCAAATCTATTCAGAGTAGAATCTCTATCATACTCTAGTTTACCATATTTGTTTTGTTCTGCACTGCCAGAGTAGGGAATATAGGATTCTCCTTTCTCATTGGTTCTCAATCCAGTATCACTAGTGTCCTGATTTGGAGTATATACAGATGTTGGTCTGATCGCCGACGTAGACTTATGTCTTAGTGTAATTTGTTGATTATCTAGATTAATTCGTTGTGACTTAACTTGTCTTACACCTTCTGGTTGAGTGGTGTCAATATTATTCTCTTTGATATAATTATCAATTTGAGAATTAATATGACTATTGACCTTGTTTCTGATACTTTGGTCAATCTCTTGATATTGTTGATTAATTCTTAGTCGGTCTTGGTCATTTTCTGGATTTAGATTATTTTCACGAATGAACTGATTAATACTATTATCTGTCCACTTATTTTGTTCTGTATAATAATCTTCCCAATCTTGGTCTGACTGAAGAGTACTAATATCATAATCAATTGGATTAAAATTTGCACCAAATTTTCCATAAACAACTTGGCCGGTTTGGTCTACTTGATTACCAGAGTCATCAAATGACTTAACAACCTGTTGTTCAGGAGGAACCCCCTCGGGCCCAACAGGTTGTTGTGTCTCGGGTTCATTTTCTTGGGCAGCTGCTGCAGATAATTGGTCAATAAAATCTGGTTCTTGAGTACTACCAGAATTAACTTCGGGAGACATTCCCATGTCTCTTTCAGCTTCATCTGGTTGATTTTCTGCTTCTTTATCGATTGCAACTAAGGACTTACCTTCTTTACTGATATAGTTAGTTGCATCAAGGGCACTACCAGGCACATGTGTAGTACCGCTAACTTGTTGTACTGATTCTTTGTCTTCTTGGTCTTGTTTTGCCTGTAGTGCTCTAGCAGCAGGAGGAACTGTTTTTGGTCCAGTTTCAGATTTTGCCTTTTCGATGTTTTGGTTCACTCTATCAGAAAAAGACTGTGGTGTTTCCTGTTTAGGTTGTTCCACCTTACCAGTCTTTTTTTGATAATACGGAGATGTTGGTACAGGTTCAGGTCTAACACCTCTTGCTTCTGGGTCAGTTGGGTCTATCCCCTTAGTTAATAACCGTCTTGCATCGGCGGGAGAAAGTTCTGCAGGACTACGACTAATCTTTCTCCTTTCGGTTACCGCTTCGTCTAGTAACTTTAGATATTCAGAAAATTTCAACATAATATTATCCATCTATTTTCTGAAGTATTTATTACTTACCATTTCTACGTTTAATGTCTAAAGTTGACTTAAGTTGTTCATATTGTGCAAGTTCTAAAGTACCACTAATATCCCCATCAAAGAATGTTGAATATGAACTCTTTTCAACCATCTTATCAAAGACTGCAAGTTGTTTCTTTTCTCTCTCGATTCTACGTAAGAAAGAATACCAAGAAATTTGTGTGAAATAAGCAAATGCCGATTTGGTCTTGGTTGGGTCGAAGTTATGACAATAAACAATCATAGACTCAATTGCATCTGATATCATCTCTTCCACAAAAACATAATTGGAGAAGTTTGGACGATGCGCCAAATGAGTGGCAATCTTCAGAAAACACTCTCCTATATAATTCGGTATTCGTGGTCTAGGCAGTTCCTGGGCGGATGCCAGGTCACACTGGCGGCGATACTCACACATCGCATCATAGAACTTCTTAGCATCAACAAAATGATTCTTTTTACGAGAATTTGTCATAGTTAGAATTAAATAAACTTCCTTTACATTATAGAATTTATTGAAGTAAATGTCAAATATTAATATTTATTACACATTACTTGACACTTACTCCATTAATGATGATGATCATAATGTCCCAATGAAGATTGCTTTAGATCTTTAATTACTTAATTAACCCTAAAGAATAAAGGAGGTAGTACTACCTCCTTATTTTATTAGTTATCTTCTTCAGAATTTGATTTATATAAATCTTCGAGTGTTTTTCTGGTCTCTTCAATATTGCCAATAAAAGCACTATTATCTTTACTATCTGATATTTTTTTAATTGGAGAAGAAGCTTTTGCTAACATTACGGATTTTTTATAGAAATCTTCACCATGTTTAGATAATTCGGACATTGCTACAACTTGATTTTTTGGAATAAGAACAACGTCGTCGGTAGAGAATTCTAAGAATTTTACTGGCTGTAAAGCAATTCCAATCTTACCATCAAGCATAACACTCTGTTCACGAAATGTAATTGGATTCCTCATGAAAAAATATTCTAATCCACCTTCATATGTTTCGATAACATGAGCTAAAACTTCTTCACCAGTAGTAAGTTTTACAGTTGCTATAAAACCTATATTTTTATTCATCATAAATTATATCTTAATGGATACCTTATTTATAAGAAAAAGAGGAACTTATAAGTTCCTCTTTTTTAATTAAATTCTTGATTCTCTCTTACTTAAAGCTGCTTCAGCAAGACCTAGAAAATCTTCTTGAGTTTCTAGATAACCGGCTTCTTCTAGAATGGCAAGCATTTCCATGAAGTATTCTTCTTTCTGATACTTGGCACTCAGTTCTTTAATTCTACGTTGACGAGAAGTCATGCCAGGAGCTTCTTTACGGACATCACGAATACTTCTTAGTGTTTGAGCATCCTTTTGACGGTCTTTGTTTTCATAGTTGGCAACACCATATGCACTATGACCAAGACCACCTTTACCCAACTTAGACTTCAGTTCTTTGGCTTTCATTTCGGAACCAGCTCTTTGAGCTTGTTCGTAATCCTGTCCTTTCTTCAGACGATTACGATATTCTTCATCGGCACCCTCTGAAATAGTTTGATTGTTTAAATCAAACATCTTATCAACTTCTTGATGATAAGAGATGCTATTAACAGCACTCTCAATTAAAAAATTGGAATAATTATCCACGACATAACTCCAGATGGAATATTACTAAATTATTTATCATAATGTAAATTAATATTATGTATATCGTAATTAAAGTCTTCAGAGATATAAAATTTAACTCTTTCTTCTAGATGTTTTAGTGTGTAATTATTGGTCTGAAAATCATCTGATATATCATATAAATTTGCTTTGTCTTTATCCATTGCCTTTCGAAGTACTCTACCAATAGATTGTAGAACTCTAATTCGTGATTTAGATGGAGAAGCAAATATGATATTATTCAATCTTTTAATTGAAATACCGGTAGACATAGTTCCATAAGATGCCACAATAATTGCATCATTCGATCGTTCTGTAATTTCACGAACTTTTTCTCTATCCTCTACGTCAACTCCGCCATAAATCAGATATACTGGTCTATCGGTCATTTCTTTAATTAGATTGAATAGTGGAATTCCATGTTGTTCAACCCTAGAAAAAAGAATCAGATTATTTCCTTTGAGTGTCGTAGTTAACTTAGATAAAAATTTATTTCTGGGTTCACATTGGCATAAAAATTCAATCTCATCATTATAATTGTAAAATTTATTTTTCTGATGTATCAGTGTTATGACATGAGTGTTTAACTTAGCAACATAACCAGCATCCATTAGTTCTTTTGTCTTGATTACCTGATAAACTGGTCCAAATAATCCTTCAATTACTAATTTATTGCAAGTAGACGAATTATCTCCGTTTGTGAGTGTTCCGGTTAAACCATATCGATATTTGGAATCTTTACATTGTTCCATTATTTTCTTCAACGAGGAAGCTTTGGCCGAATGACATTCATCTACAATGACAGTATCAAATGGTTCAAACCATTTTGAATGATGATTCTGTAAACTTTGCCAAGTGGATATAACTACAGATTTATCTGTGTGATGTTCATAACCACTATAAATTTTATGAACTTTTGATTCAACATCCCAACCGTATTCCCAGAAGTCCTTATACATCTGTTCTACAAGTTGGGTAGATGGAACAATAATCAATACACGTCTTTTATTTGAAATGTGATATCGAGTAATTGAATATATGATAGCTGATTTGCCACTTGAAGTTGGAGATACAATTGTTTTTCTGTTGTACCGGAGTGCTTCAAATACCGCTTTAATTTGATATTCTCTGGGCGAAATACCTTTAAGAATTGACTTCATGAATAATTCAACACCAGTTTGAGTTACTAGTTCATCTTCTTCATGAGGCAATCCATAAAATTTATTATCTTTAAATGCCCATGTATAATTATGTTTATCCGCCCAGTCAGTAAGTCTATAAAGTAATCCACAATACAAACTGTTGTCTCTCATGTTCAGAAGTTTAATCTGACCATTCCAGTATTTGTATCTCTTTCCTCTATAAAATTTTGCATTGTCTAATGTAAATGAA